GGGGTACCTCAGAGCACGCCGCAAGGCACCCGACGCCGCTGCTGTGGCCGGAAAGGCACGGTTGGCGGGGGAAACCCTGCCACCGTGCCGCTATCGCCCCCGGACTCAGGGCTTGATCGCCGACTTCGCCGTCACCCGGCCATAGACCGCCAGCAAGCCACCCAGCGCGCCGGCGATGTTGACGATCGCATCGACGATCTCAGAGCGATCGCCGGATGCAATATCCACACCCGTAAAGTGCAAAGCCGAAGCGAGGATCGCAACGACCGCGCCCCAGATGGTCTTCGAGCTGTACCAGTTTTTCAAATCAGGCATCGTCCTTCTCCTTCGGTTGAAATGTCACATCTGAAAGATCGCCCGCGCAGGCAGTCCCAGCGGCACGCGCTCGCCAAGCTGACGGATCGTCACCGCAAGGCTCGTCTGCCGCTCGCCGAAATCGAGCACCTCGTCGGCGAGCGGATAGGTCCATTCCGGCGTCTGGACCTCCACGGCCCGGATCACAACGTCGGCGCCGCCAAGCACCTCGACCCGGTAACGTTCGAAGGGTTCGTCGAGCGGAATATCGGCGCCGGTCAAGCTGTCGGCATTGTCGCGTCCGCGCCTTGTCCAGGAGATCAGCGCATCGCCGGCATCCGTACGCCGGCAGCGCAGGTGAACCGGGGCGAGCGGCGTCTCTGCGCGCAAGCCGCCCGCAAACACGAACGGCCCCGCCATCGCAAGCGAACCGGCCGCCTCGGCGATCCAGTTGAGCGACAGGCCGGCCTCGTCGCTACGCAGCCCGAGCGGCTTGACCGCGTCGTCAAGCAGCACGACCGCTGCCCCCTCGGGACTGCCCGAGACCATCGCATCCTCGGTGCCCGCAAGCGCGCGCAGCAAACCGCCGAGCAGCCAGCGGCCTGCCGCGATCTCTTCGGCCTGCAGGAAGGACAGGATCTCCCAGACGCCACCCACTGAGCGCACGGCCAGCCGATTGGCGCCGTTCAGCACCGCTATCTCGGTCGCCGAGGACAGTTCGCCATAAGCGAGATCGACGATCAGCGCCTGGGACCAGTCAAAGCGGCCGGTAACACCCGGTGCCAATGCGGAGGCAAGCATCCCCATCGTTGCCGGACGGTCGAGCACCACCCTGCCCCGATATCCCTCCGTCGTCGCCGATGACGACAGGCCGACGGTGCGCCACGGCTTGGCGAAGACCGCGCCGCGCGCGAAGCTCGCCGCCGCCTCGCCGTCGAAGCGCGGCAGATCTATCAGATGGACGACCGGCTTGAACAGGTTCGAGGCGGTGCCGTCGCCATTGCGACCGTCGGTCAAGGCAGGCGGAGCGCCGCCGGAGGATGGCGCAAACGCCCGCGCCTCGATGCGGCGGGCATCACCATCCTCGATGCGCGAGACCAGGAAGCGGCCATCGGGACCATCGGTCAGCGAGACGACGTCGCCCGGCTGCACATCCAACCGGCCGGGCGCCAGCGAGAAGCGCAGCGAGCGGCGAGCAATTCTGACGTCGCGCAACAGCGCCTCGGCCGCATCGAGCGCCGTCTCTTCGGAAACGACGGCTGGCAGGTCCTGCTTGATCAGCCGGCTCGTCGCCTGCCCGGCGCGGTGCGAGCGGGCGCTTGCCTGCTCGTAATCGAGATCGGGATTGTAGAAGGTCAACACCGCCTCGGCGGCGAAATCGCTGTCATGGCCACGGGTCTCCTGCCAGAGCGGTTCATTCTCGCTGTCGACGAGCGTTTCGATCCGCATCGCAGGCAAGCTGGCGCGTGTGCGGGAGCGGAAGCGCAGGAGGCCGGCATCCTCGAAGGCATCGATCTGGAACGCCTGCAGCAGCGGCTCGATCAGGTCGCGGGCCGAGCCGAGTTCTCCCTTGACGTAACCGATCAGGTCGCCGCTCACCTCGGAGACGTCGAAATCAACAAAGCCGTGGTCGCGCAGCACCGTCGCCACGATATCGGCCAGGGTGCCGGCGCCAAGCCGACCATTCAGCCAGTGGCCTGTGCGCCAATTGCCGCCGTCGGACCAGATATCCGTTGCCAGCGGGAAGGCCGGAAACGGCCGCGCATCCCAGCACCAGACGAAGAGATGCGAGGGATCGACCATGCCATCAGGCGCACCATCGCCAGCCCACCAGAGACGGTGCGCTTCGAGAAAACGGCGCTGCATGCTGTCCGAGCGCATGCCGGTCGAGAAATACGGCGCCCCGCTTTCCACCGACTTCGGATCGGCGAAGACATTGGGCTGGTTGGCGCCCTTGTCGACGGCGCCGCAGCCGAGTTCGGTGAACCAGACCGGCTTGCTCGACGGCACCCATGCCGTCGGCGCCGCGCGCTCGGCGCCGCCGATGCGCTCGTGATGCGGATTGGCCCACCATGCGGCGATATCCTTGTAGCGAAACACCCAGGGCTTGCCGGCGAGACCATCGGTGATCGGGCTGCGCTGCCGGGCTTTGCGGGCATCGTCATCCGCGTAGTACCAATCGAAGCCCTCGCCGGAGCTGATCGCCGCCGTGAGCGCATTTCGATCGTCGGCAAGCCGGAAGCCATCGGGGTTGGCGCTGGCCATATCGTCGTCACGCCAGTCGGCGAGCGGCGTGTAATTATCGATTCCGACGGCATCGATATCGGGCGAGGCCCAGAGCGGATCGAGATGGAAGTAGACATCGCCGCTGCCATCGGCCGGGTGATAGCCGAAATACTCGCTCCAATCGGCGCCATAGGTGATCTTCGCCGCCGGCAGCAGCGCCTTTACGTCCCCCGCCAGCCGCACCAGCGCCTCGACGAAGGGAAAGGCATCGCCGCCATCACGCAGCTGCGTCAGGCCGCGCAGTTCGGAGCCGATGAGGAAGCCATCGACCCCGCCGGCCAGACGCGCCAGTTGCGCATAGTGCAGGACGAAGCGCCGGTAGCTTTCCTCGCCGCCGAGATAGGTCACGTGGCCGTTCGCGATCGTGAAATCGCCCGCCTGCGCATTGCCGGCAAAGGCCTGCACCTGCCCGCGCGCGATAGCCGTCCGATCGGCGCTGGCAGGCCGCCCCGGTGCAGGATCGCAGGTGATGCGGCCGCGCCAGGGATAGGACGCCTGTCGCGCGCCGCCATAGGGATCGGCAAGCGCGTTATCGGCGGGAATGTCCATCATCACGAAGGGATAGAGATAGACCTTGAGACCCCGCGCCTTGAGATCGGCGATCGCCGACAGCACGCTGGCATCATCGGGCGTTCCGCCATAGGCCGGGCCGCCATTGCTGCGGCTGACGAGATGCGCCGCGCCGCGCCCGATGCCGGAGACCGACCACGGCCTGCTTTCCTCCGCGCGGCTCGCCACCTCGACGCCCGGCACCACGCGGCATTGGCCGGCGCGCAGATCGGTGCCGAACCAGGAGACGACGAGCGCCACGCGCTCGAGATTGGGGCAGAGCGCCATCAGCTCGTCGATCGAGATATCCCAATCGCTCGTGCCGCGCAGGCTGTTGCGGTTGAGAATGTGGGCGCTGCCGGCGCCGATACTTTCCGAGACCTGCGCCAGCTGATAGCCATGCTCGGTGGCGCCGGGGATGATGCAGACGGCCCTGATCTCACTCTCGAGCTCACCGACCGATCTTACGACCTCGAACTGCAGCAGCGGAATGCGGTTTCCATAGGCATCGAGCGGCAGCCGCTCGAAGACGACATAGGCAAGTCCGCGATAGGCCGGCGCATTGCCGGCCCCCTGCTTGGCCTCGATCAGCGGGTCCGGCAGTTGCGCCTCGTCGCCGCGATAGACGCGCATCTCGATCCTCGTCAGATCCAGTTCCTTGCCATCGGCCCAGACACGCCTGACATGCCCGATCGGCCCTTCCGCGAGGCCTACCGCGAGATTGGCGAAGTAGCGGAAGCTCTCGACACGGGTGCCGCCGGTGGCCTTGCCGCCTTGCCGCTCGCTGGTCACCTCCTCCTCGAAGCGCGTGGCCCAGATCAGCGTGCCGCCGACGCGCACACTGCCATAGACGCGGTTGATCGCCGTGCCCTCGTCGGCGCCGGGAATGCGGGCGCTCGACAGATGCGCGCCGCGCACGGTGGAGTGCCCGTTGATCAGCGCATGGTCGACGACACTTCCGGCAAGCGCGCCGGCCGCGCGGCCAATGATGGCGCCGACAGGACCGAAGACGCCGCCGAGTGCCGCGCCTGCGGCCTGAAAGAGGAGCGTTGCCATCTATCTCTCCGGAAAACGAAAGACGTCCGATATGCGCCGACGCCAGCTCGGCACCAGCGGCGAGGTCACCACCGCCGCCTGCTCGTAGGCATGGATGAACTGACGCTCGCCAGAGAGGATACCGGCGTGCTTGGCGGCGAGCTGCGGGCGCCAGCGAAACAGAATCACGTCGCCGGGCCTCGCCTCGACAAGCGGCAGTGGCGGGCCGAAATGCCGGAGTGCGGCCTCCATCAACCGATCCCCGCCGCCGCGCTCGGCCCAATCGGGCGCATAGGGCGGCGGGCGCTCCGGCTCGGTTCCATAAAGCTCACGCCAGATACCCCGGATCAACCCGAGACAATCGCAGCCGACGCCCTTGAGCGAAGCCTGATGCCTGTAGGGCGTGCCGATCCAGCCTTCGGCCAGCCGCAGCACTTCGCTTGCTATATCTGTCATTTGAACAGCGCGCTCCCGTCGTGAAGGGTCTCACCATCGGCATAGGTGTAAGCGAAATCGGTGCCGGGGATGTGCGGGAAACCGCGGAAATTCAGGTGGTTGGCGAATTTCGTTCGGCAGGTGGAGAAGGCCTTGTCGCAGCCCGCCGTCAGCGCGACGCGATCGCCCGCACTTGGCGTGGCCTCGAGCGGCAGCCAGAGGGTCACCTCCAGCAGACCGTCCTTCACCGCATGCGTCTCGATCTCCAGCCGCTGGCCCTGATTGTCGCCATCGAGAAAACCGAGCACGCCGAAACGGAAGAAGCCGTCGGGCACGGCCCTGATACCCGAGAGCACAAGCCGGCTGGCATCCGCCACCGAGACCACCACGCCTTCGGCGCGCATCGCGGGTGCCGAGAGATCGACGCCGCATCTGCTATCGCCAAGCGTCGCGTCGCAGCGCCGGCCATAGACGCGACCCTGCGGCTCGCCGAGGCGGCTGGCGAAGCTGCGCAACTCCGCCTGGAACTGGCCGGCATCGCGCGTGACATCGCCGATCTCCTGCACCTTCAAAAGCATGTGCTGCTCGGGGTCCGCCCAGTTGACGAGATGGACCTCGACGCGGGCGCCGTCATAGCGGCCACGCGTCAGATCTTCCTCGGTGATCGCCGCGCTGGAGAAGCCACCGGCGACATCGCTGGTGGCGGCAGGCAATCCCGCTTCCTCTTCAGCGGCACTGGCGGAAAAGCCGCTCGCCGCCAGGAAGGTGGTACCCGCGAACGCCAGGTCGTGATCGTGTTCGGTAAACCCAAGCACGACGCCATCGCGGCGCGTCACCCGCCAGGCGTGGCAGAGCGTCGTGGCGTCAACGGCAAGATGCGCGGCGAGCGCGTCCGGAATATGCCTCATGGCATGATCTCCATCAGCGGAATGGTGGGAATGCGCCCGGCATTGAAGGCCGAGAGGTTGACGTCGATGCGCCCGGTCGCAAAGCGCACCGGCACGTCGAACAGGAACCCCGCCGTCACCGACGCACCCTCCGGCGGAACGGCATCGGTCGCGAAGGTGACGATGCCGGTTACGGGATCGCACACGAAGGCGGACGACGGCTGCGGCACGCCATCCACCGCGACGACCACCGAGCCCTCGACGGGCTTCGCAATCCGGCGCGTGCTGCTGGCCCCGGCATCGCCATAGGTCTTGGCGAGCGGGAACGCGACAGTCACGCCATCGCCGATGCCGATCGGCTGGTCGCCCGATCCGATCTCGGCGCCGGGCCGTGTCGAGGTGAAGTCGATCGGATCGCGAAAGCGGAAGCCATAAAGCTCACCACTGCGGGCCTCGAAGAATTCCAGCACCTCATAGAGATCCGCCACCGAACGCAGGCCGGAGCCCGCATCATAGCTGCGGCGCGCATCGCGCCAGCGGCTGTTGCGGCTTTCGCGGCCATTGGAGAGATTGACGATATCGGTGCGCCTGATAGGCCCGCCGCTCGTCGACAGCGACAGGCGCAGCGGAAAGCGCACCTCGTGGAAACCCGGTGTCATTACTCTAGCCTCACAGGTTGCGCTGGCCGCGCATCGCGGTGCGCGCCAGCATCGAGGAAATCTGCGCCTCGCTCTTTCGGAAGCTCTCGGCATCCGTCGCGGTGACATTGAAGACGATCTGCGGCTGCGAGCCCGCCCCTGAAGCGGCGACGCCGAGCGAACCGTCGGCACCGCGCCGCAAGGGCAGGATCGCCTCGCTGCCCGCCTCGCCCATCAGCCCCATGTCGCCGCCAAGCGGAAAATAGGTGGGCTGCGAGACGACACCTCCATCGGCGAAAGGCAGCAGCTTGCCGGCGCCGCCGAGGAGGCTGGAGGCGGCGCCCGAGAGCATCGTCTCCAGCGGCTTCAATCCAGCCTGCAGCGCGATATCCGTCATCCGGTTGGCCAGCCCACGCAGCACGTCATCGAGCCCCTTGCCGCCCGAGACCGCGCTGCGCAGCGCGCCTGAGAGCGCCGAGCCGAAGGAGCGCGAGCGGCCCTCCAGATCGTCGAGCGTACGCCGCAACGTCGCCGCTTCGTCGGTCATGGCGGAGAGGTCGGTCTGGTTATCGGTCATGGTCGTTCCTCGTGTCGGATGGTGACCGGCGATCCGGAAAACGGGCCATCAGCCCATCGAGATCGGCGCGGGAGACGGCCGCGCGCGGCGGCGAAAGCCCGCCGGCGGCTGCGTGAAACTCCACGGGCGTCATCGCCCAGAAGGATTGCGGGGGAAGCCGCAGCAGGCAGAGACCGACATGCAGAACCCGCGCCCAGGGGAAAGGCGTGGGCCCCGCATTGTCCGTCGTCTTGATACCCGCTGCGGCTACAGGGGGCGCGCGGAGGCGTCCACGCCATCCCCCGAAAACGTCGCCGTCAGCAAATCGCCGACGATCACGGCATAGCCACCGATGCCGCCCTCGATATCGGCCTCCGCCACATCCTCGTCGGAATAGAGATTGCCGCCGCCGCGCAGGCCGGCGCCGATGATGCGGATCATGTCCGCCGCCTTCAGCCGGCCGCCGGAGAAACGTTCCGCCAGCCCATTCAGGCTATCGACCGAAAACGCCGTCTCGAGCTCGGCCAGAGCTCCCAGCGTCAAGCAGAGAACCCGCCGCTCGCCGTCAATCTCGGCCTCGATCTCGCCACGCCTGCGATTGGCCCTTCGTCCTTCCGCTTGTCCCACTGCCGTGCGGGCCGCCATCACAGCGCCTCGAAGGTGATCGCGCCGGCCGATTCCAGCGCCAGCTCGAACATCACCTCGCCATTGTACTGGCCCGAATATTCGAGCGCGCTCGCCTGGAACGGCCCGGTGACGCTGCCGAAATCCGGCACGACAATCTGCCAGCTCAGGATCGAGCCATTGAAGAAGGCTTTGCGCACCAGCTGGTCGGAGGCCGCGTCCTTGAAGATGCCTGCCCCCGAAACCGAAGCCCGCTGCACGCCGGCGCCGCCCAAGAGCTCGCGCCAGCGCCCGGCGCTTTCGGCATCGGTCACATCCACCGTCTCCGCATTGAAAGCCAGCCGCTTGGAGCGCAGCCCTGCCACCGTTTCATAATCCGTGCCGTTGAAAACCCTCAACAGCAGATCCTTGCCCTTCTGCGCCACCATGGCCTCATCCCTTCCGTGAAAAAAGGCGCCCCGATGGCACGCCCGTGATGTCATCGACTTGTCACTTTCAACCTGCCGGCGAAGATGCTACGACCGCTTCGATCCCTTCCCCTCGCCGAAATCACACCATGCCCGGGCCTTTTCCCCTGCGTTCGACACAGTTGATTGCCGTGCTCACCGTGACGCAGCTCATAGGCTGGGGCACGACATTCGACATGCTCGGCGTCATGGGTCGGGTGATCGCGCCCGATCTTAGGCTGGCGAACGAGATCGTCTTCGGCGGCCTGACCGTGATGATGGTCGTGCTTGCGCTTCTCGGCCCGACGATCGGCCGGCTATTGCAGCGACACGG